GGTATAGGCTGCCAATCCCATGTTGCCCAGCCCCATCATGTTATTCATGCCGTTCTGCTGGGCCTGTTGCATGGCCTGCGCCCCTGCGGTAATGCCCTGGGCTTGAGTTTGGCCAATCCCCGCCATTCCCCCGGCGATGTTGTTGGCGTTGCTGGGGATCTGCGCCATCCCCTGAATGCCTGACAACACGCCGCCCAACGCCTCAGCCTTCAGCTTGCGCTGGTTCTCGGCCAGCATCAGGTCGGTTGCGCCCGTGCGTAGCGCGCCGGTAGCCGACTGATTCCGCAGCACCGCCTCCTCCATCTGCGGCAGATTGCCCATGATGGCCTGATAGATCGGGGAGCTTTGCGCCGCCGTCATGAACTGCTGGCCAGTGTCACCACCAGGAACGCCATATGCGCCACCAAGGCGGTTTAATGCGGCCTCTCGGAACTGCTGGGGCAGGGCTTCTCGTTCCTTCAGGTAGTTCAGGGCCTCGCGCTGCGCCTGGGCCTGGATGTTGGCGGCATCCCGGGAAGCGCCAGCCGCAGCTTTGCCTGCTTCCTCGCCTGAAAAATCGGTATCAATCAGGCCGAAGGAGCCAATGCTTACCGCGTCGTCCAGTATGCTGCCCATTATTTGCACCTCATGTATGCTGTTGCGTCCGGCGCTTTGGCGAACGGGACAAAGTGACACTTGGCCAAAACCCGCTCAATGCTGGGCCTGCCCTTTACGGTCGTGATAATCATCTTGCACCAGTCGAACAGATCGAAAACGAACGCCGAAAACGCGTTGAACGCCGTCTTGATATGCCGCAATCCCGTTCGATCACTATGAAAATGGCAGTAGGCGGCAGCGCCTTTGCGGGTCACAGAGAACAGGATTTTTCCGGGGCCGGTCCATCGAAACACCAGATAGTCGGCTGTGCTAAACAGCGCCGGTTCGCCCCGGCATGGCTCGAACATCATACGATTTGCACCCAGCCGGTTGACTCACCGGGCACAGGGTTGAACCAATAGCCTGGGGTAGTGGTATCCACATACATTCCGTTCAGATTGGCGGCATAGATGCCGTTCGGGTCCGCATCAGTGCCGTGCTGGGGCGTCAACTCACGCAACCGGCCCATGTAGTCGTCAATCAACCACTGAGGCCAGCCCAGCCTTTCCAGGTCGGCATAGCTGACAAGTGAATCAGACCTCATTGATTTCAACTCCCAGCACGCTGAAAACGCCAGAACTCAGGCCGCGCAGCTTCATTCCAAACCACCGGGGATAATCACCAAGGCGGCGAGCGATCATTCTGTGCTGGTATTGGCCGGCGTTGCCACGATCAATCATGCGCTCAGGGCCAAACAGCGCGCCATCCTTTGTGGTCGAGAAGAACACCACGTCACCGTTCATCACGCTATGGCCCGGGGCGGTGACAATCTCAGCCACGGAAACAACACCGCCAGCTTTGACGATGGGCGTCACGCACTGCCATTCCACCGCCGTTTCGTATTGAGTGCAGACCGTGGAATCTAGTTTGCCGATGTTCGTTCCCTGCTTGTCGCCGTAAATCCAGCCCGATGCCGCGTTGTCGATATTGCGCGGGTCATAGACGCCATTCACTGCGCGCCAGGGTTCCGTTCCGCTGCGCCACTCATACCAGATGTGCTCCCCCAGCTTTTGAGACAGCCGCACGTCATAGACAAGCGTGTGCCGGGGCAGGTGGCAGATAACTAGGCCCTGGTCCCGAGTATCCCGGTATTCGATGATGATGTTCACCAGTTCATAATCGGAATAGGTGTCAATGATCGAATCCACTTCCTTGGTGCTGATGTTCTGGTATGCGTTCGACATCAGGAAAAAGGACGGGGAATTCTCTTTGCCGCCGCCGAACACCACCCACCGTCCGTCGCCAATGCTGACCTTTGCGTTAGTGCCGACGATACCGATAGGGATTGCTGCGTTGGGGATGCGGGAGAGCGGGAATAGGGTAGCTGCAGTATTGTAAAATCGCTCTGTGGTGTATCGGTTGAACACCAGCAGCTTGTTATCGGTGGACCGGCCTACGCCAACAATCTCATCTGGCGCGAAGTCAGAACCGGCGCGCTCGTTTGCATTGAATACGGTCTCATCGGCCAGTGTCGTGTTCCACAGATTTTCGCCGTCTGTGAAAATGTAGTAGCCGTCGATCCACACCATATCGATGAAATCGCCGGCTCCCACCGGGGAGGTCACAAGCGCCAGGGCCGATCCATCCCAGCGGTAATAGCCGCCATTGGCCACAAACGCCACCGAGTTGAACGAGTTGTCCATTCTCACACGGTTGGAGCCAGGAATAGACAGGATGCCCGATAGGTCGGTCACGTCACCGAACTGGCCGACTTCAATAAACGAATCACCGGAAACCCGCAGGTGCTTCTTGAACCGATCAGACCAGATGCCGCCCCGGTCCTGCCCTAGCCCGGTGGCGTACAGTGTCAGGCCGTCAGCGGAACGCATGAACCCCGTCCAATCACCAACGGACTGCGAAAAGCCCACCATATTGACCGGCAGAGAGTCGCGCCACTCGGCACCAGAATCTACCCGTGTTCCCTTAATCAGAGGCATCTTCATGTGGTTATCGGGTCGTCGCCTTCGTCAGTCAGGTAATCACCGCCTGTCGTGATTCGATCTTCAGGCTGGTAATAGCGGGGGCCGTACGGGTGCTGATTCACTTGACCGCGCGGGAAGCGGCTGGGGTACTGCACCGGCTGCACTTCAACCGTCATCGACGCGATGGTCTGCATGCCCTGGGCCGCGTTCATCGCAATAGAGGGGTGCACAGAGACCTTCTCGAAATACGGGGCCATGTACAGGGCCATCGAGTTTGCCACGCCCATGACAGCCCAATCTGGAATGCCTGATTCCTGATCCGGGTCAGGCTCGCCGTTCGACACAACCCAACCGATACGCCGCCCAACTGCGTTGTTCGACAGCATCCAGTCCTCGGTATGCTTTATGGTATCGGCGATTTCCTCAGAATCGGCAGACGAACTGCGGGTATTGATACCCAGCAGCGTCAGGATTCTGTTTGCCAATTCACGCTTGGTCATCTTCCAGAGCCTTCGCAATGGTGCCAGCCAGCATCTTATGATGAGGCTTTTTGCCAAACTTTGCTTCGTAGGCGGCGATCAATTCGGGCGAGATTTCTTCCTTGGTTTCGACTTCAACGTCCACCGCTTTGAACTTCCAGCCTTTGGCCAGCAGCGTCTTGTGTTCGCTCTCGAACACGGGACGGCCAAACACGCCTTCAATTTCGTGACAGCCTTCGTCAGGCTGATTTGTGTACATGTAGATCATGGTATTACCTCGAAAAAGGGGAGGTTTCCCTCCCCAGCTCATGCTTACGGTGCGTAAATTGCAACGCCGTTTCTCGCGGGATCTTTGTTACACAGGCCATACCAAGTGAACAACCGCACGCGGCAGTTCAGGGTGGCCAGCGCGGCATCGTAAGCCATGTACAGCTTGACGCCAGAATCCAGCGATTCAGACACCACCTTCATGCCGTCAAACTCATTCAGCATTTCCAGCGGCGCATCACCGGACACGATTTCCATCGAATCGTTGGCCCAGAATGCGTTAGCCTGGCCACCGGTCGCGTTCACCTTGCTCACAACCGTGGTGGCCACGATTGCGGTGCTGATGTTCGCATACGCGGCCTGTTCGGTAGTGATACCGGCTTGGTTGGCTGCGATGGGCTTGGGATAGATGGTGATGGTGTTGGTGTCCTTCGCGATGATCTTGAAGGTCATCAGCTGGCGGGTGTCGGTCTTGTCCTTCAGGCCCAGAGCATACACGCCAGCAAACGTGATCACGTCGCCCACGTTGTAGTTGGTGCCAGCAGTCAGGACCACGGTGCCGTAGCGATAATCCACGTTCACGTTCACGCCACCGGTAGTGGTGTAACCGCGCGGCACTTCTACCACGTCAGTTGCCACAGTAGTGGTGGTCGCGTTGGCACGGGCTGCCACAGTGCCGTAGGTCGGAGCGCGCCACACGTCGAACCCTGCGATGTTGGTATTGATCAGGTTGCGCTTGTACGCTTCCAGATTGATACCGGTCAGGGACGAATCACGGCTTGCCAGATCGCTTGCCATTGCCTTCGACACGCGGGGGGCCATGAAGAAAGACGAGCCTGCATCACGATTTGCCTGCCGTTCAGTCATGATAGTGTCGGCTTCCGCCACAAAATCATAACCAACAGACGAGGATTCGTAATACAGCGAGCCGGTGGACGCCACCAGATCAGCGATTGCTTTGTTCAGGTTGGAACGCAGCGTGCTGGCCGAGGCGGTGATTGAACGATTCATGAACCCCTTGTCGCGCAGATCATCTACGCGGTAGGCCATGAAATCGTTGGTCGGGGTGCCCAGGCTGAGCGGGTAGTACTGCTCAATGGTGCCGGTTTCAAGGCCGGTCAGATCCCACCCAGCGATGGCTTTGCGTTGTTGTTCAACGGTGCGCCAATAGACGTTGGATGCGTTCTGCATGCGGTCGGGGCTGATGGTGTCAGACGATACAAGACGGGTGTAAACGTCGTTGTCGTTCATCTGCTTCAGTACGTTGTCGAACAGGGTTACGATGATCTTACCGGTTGAGTTTGCCACTTTCGTTTACCTCAATTTTTGAGTTCAACGCCCAGCTCACGCGCTCGCTTTCGAATCTTCATCATTTCGTCCGGGGTCTTTGCTTTGTCCCAGAGGTCTTGTAGTTTCTTGGCGGTCGCGCTTCCAACCTTGTCGCCTTTCAGCGACTGGTCAGGCTCGGGCGCATTGCTGATTTCTTTGCGGGTTTTTGGCTTCAGTTCTGCCACCAGTCGCGCCATGTGTGCGATTGCCTTCAACCCGTTCGGGTCTTCTTTCAGCAACGCTTTGACTTTCGACAGGGCAGATTCATTAGTGCCGATGTAATAAGCAATTCGCTCACTACCATCACCAACAGAATCCAGCAGGTAAGCCAGAGCGCCAGGAATATTGACGTGAGCGTCAATTTCATCAGTAGCGCGCTCAAGTGCTGTTGCAACGCGGTCCACATTGACTTTGTTCTCGGTGGCAAATTTGGCGGCGCGGATGGCAAGATTTTTGGTCATGCCTTCAACGCGCTGCTTGTATTTGGCCTGAGCATCGTCAGCCTCAGAGTGCCGGTTATTGTATGCCGTCATGTCGTGCAGGAATTTCTTCACCGCTGCGTCATACTTGGCGCGGTCGCCATCAATGCCAGGGTCGTACATGTCGGGCATTGTCGGTTCGCGTGCGCTTGTAACCGGGGCCGCAATTGGCTGGGCTGTCCTGGACTCAAGAGCTTCAAGCCTGCGCTTGAGATCCTCGTTTTCGTCCTTGACCGCCTTGGCCTTCTTGCGCTCTTTGGTCAGCTTGTGGATTAGCGCCTCTTCTGCGCTTGGTTTCTGTTGTTGGGGGTTCTGGCTCCCCGGCAAGCTCAAGTTCAAAGT